GATAAACTCCGATTTCGTCATAATTGGATTCGGATTGTCCAAAAGGTTTTGGATTTGATAAACGTCGTTCTCCGGCGTCTGATAATCGTTTCCAACGCCACGAATGAAACATGGTTCCAACTTCGACATCTCATTCGCGATACACTCTATCGCCTGCTGTACTACATCCGACACGTAGATGTCTCGCCCGAACTGGCTGAATATTGGAACCTGCCCGGTCATCACATCCGCATATTTTGTGTTTTTAACTTTCGAGATTATCTTCCCCAGCCATCCCATCAGATTGCCTCCATTCTTTGACCATTCTTTTTAAATCAGCGCGGAACCGCCTATATGTTTCATACAAAATCACTGTTGTAACCGCGCCATCTATTTTCTTGTTTCTTGCCGTTTTCACGACTAAACATTTTCCTTTGTTGTCAACCGAAAGTCCGGCATTTCCAAAGCACCACCGGTCTACCGGGTTATTGTTATAGTTTATATTCCTTTTCTTCAAGTCCGTCTCTACAAATTTGTTGGCCGTATCGAGCGTCATAGCATTCTGTAAAATCAGTTCCAACTCGCCGCCCTCTTTCGTCCAGCCGTATTCCGACATCTGTCGGAGAAAGTCCTTCGCAAATTTCTGGTCGTAACCACAGCACATCAGACGGATGCCGTAGTCTTTGTACAAAGCCCAAAACCAATCTGCCACGACCGTCAAATCAATGTCACTGCCTTCCGTTACGGTGATGTATCCATCCCGCGCCCAGTCGGCGTATTTTGCGCCGGCGCAAGAATCGTCATCGTCCTCTAGTTTTCTTTCCGGAATGAAGTACATGGTGTGTATGTATTTTTTCCCATCGTCCTTCATCAAGAGAACTTTCGCACAACACAAATCCATTGTCTCGGCCAAGTCAACCGCTCCTAAACACGGAGCTCCGCGAAATTCTTCCAAATCGTAAGTCGCATCGAAGTTGTAATCTTCGAGATTGAGCCACATTTCTACCGAGTTTTGTTTGATATTAAAATCTTTCGCTAGTACAAAAATTCTGTCGCCCTTTGACTTTTTCGCAAGTTCCACCTGCTCCTCTAGGTAGGATACTTTCTTGATAACGCCCAGTGTCGGATTCGATTTCATCCACGATTTCGGATTCGTAAAAACTTCCTGCTCGCTGTCCTGTGTGTATAGCCACGGCAGTAATCTTTTTCCCGCTTTCGTGTCATCTTCGCCGTTTATCACCCCGCGTCCCTTTTCAAGCTCGTCGTCCAAATAGCCCTCTTGCACAAAACCCTCGGTTGTTATGTCTACAAACTTTGGATTGTCTTTCAAAGACTGCGATTGCTCGATTGACTTGCCGATGACATTTGTTTTCATCTCGTGTGTCTCGTCGACTATTGCAAAGTCAATGTTGCGCCCCTCTTTGTTTTTGGTTCTGTCCGACAATTTGAAAACTTTCGAGTTGGTGCTTTTGTTTCGGATGAATCTTTGATTTTTCTTTGAATCGAGGTCGCGTGGGTCGATCAGCTGACGCATGGTATCTATTGCGTCATATGTGATAGATGCCTGATTGTCGTCGTTCGAGGAGCATACAATATCGGCACCCTCGTTCCCGACAAACAACTCTGTCACTGCAATCGCCGAACACGTTTCGCTTTTGGTGTTCTTTCTGGCGATCAGCAGCAGAATTTTTTTGAAACGGTCAATCATCATTCCTCTCTCGAGTGACTCTTCTGACATTTTGAACGAGTACACGGCTTCTATAAAAGCCTTTTGCCACAGCATCAACACCATCGGCTGACCGTAAAAAGGTGATTTCGTCAGTTTTACACAGTTCTCCATAAAATCCATCCGAAGCAGTGCAGCGTCTGTGTTGTAAAAGTACTCATCGTTCGAGAAGTCTTCTTTTAGATTGGTTAGTTCCTGACGGAGTTCCCATCCGGCTATGATTTTCCCACTCTCAATTTCTTCCCGATACTTTAGTAAAAAAGAATCATCTGGTGTCCATATTTTCCTCTCCTTTATTAACAAATTTCTTGCCCCTTTCCGCTATCCATTTTCGCAGTGGTGACTCTTCATCGGTATTTGCATCATCTACGAAGTTCAGGAGCAGTTTTAGACAATTTGTATACTGCTGGAGCATTTCCTTATAGAGTTTTGCCGCCGGAAGTACTTTTTGTTTGCAGTTGTCAGTTGGGTGTACTTTGTAAAACGGGAGTTTTTTCAACTCCGTCAATTTTGACTCCAAAAAAAGTATTTCCTCAACAAGGTCGGCTGCTTCCGCTCTGTCCTTGCACAGTTTGGCAATCTCTTCTTTTCTCTCCATAGCAATTACTCCTTGGCATCGTCTTCCCCGACATCATCCGCGATAGTCGGCGAATCTCCCCAAATAGCAAGTACCGCCTGCGTGACATCTTCCGGCTCGTTTTCCTGAATTTCCTTTCGTCCGGATAACGAATTAGCATACGCCCGGCGATGTGGCTCGCCAATCTGTACCATCTCGCCATCAAGCGATACAAGCTGTGATGTCATGATGCTGACTCCGTCCGGCGTCAGCATATCTACCGTCTTCTTTTCTTTGACTTCCATATTCATCCTCCTTTTCTATACGTGATACCAGCCCCACAGCTCGACACCTCCCATACCTGACACATCATCCGCATCAAGTATTACCCCATCGGTTTTGGAGATTTGCGTCGGTCTTGCTATTTTTTCCTTCGTCGCGTCATAAATAAACAACTCGGATTTGTTACTCATCGACAGTGCTCCCGCCGTAGCAAATGGTAGGCCTTTGAGTTTGTTTGGTACTGTTCCTGTCATGTTTTGTATCGCGACGTAAATATATACTAGACTTTCTATCTTTTTGTATATTCCCTTTGCGCTGGCTATATTTGAATTACTGCTATTACTCAGTATCCCGGTAAAAGTGCCGGCTTCATAACTTGCTCCGCTTTCTCCAGCCGGTCCCGGTGGTCCTTGGATGCCCGGTACTCCTTGTGGCCCTTCATCTCCCGGATCGCCTTTCGGTCCTTTGAATTTCCCAATCAAAACTTTTGCCATCGTTGACACCTCCTTTCTTACTCATCTGGCAGGATGACATAAACATTTCCTTCATTATCCGTCTCGAATTGTGGTGGGTTATCATCGTCCGCACATAGCGCGTACAAATTGCCGTCTTTGTCTCCGGTCAATGCATAAAAACCGTTTATTGTCGTTATAATCCCGCTGTCTCCTCGTTCTCCTTGCTTTCCCGGCGGTCCTTGGATGCCCGGTACTCCTTGTGGCCCCTGAACGCCTTCGACTCCTTGTAGTCCTCGTTCTCCTTGGATACCCCTTTCTCCTTTGTACTCTCCGGAGGCAAGTTTTTTCACAAACTCGTCATTTAATGCTTTGGTATCATCTCGTAACTGTTTGCATCGTTCGACGTCTGTCTCCGTTTTGCTTTTAATATCAATAAGAGCCGTCTGTACCTCCGATATTGCCGCTGTTATTGCTGCATTTGTTACCGGATTCTTGCTCAACACGTCCAGATATTCGTCCAGAGTGATTTCTTTCACTTTCAGCTCTGTCTTTTTTGCGCCGGCGCAACTGTAAAGGTACGTCGTTCTTTTTTCAAGTTTCAATTCCTTGTACAAGTTTTCATTTCCTAAGACGTGTACAAATTTCGATTCAGTCGCGGCATCTACATACCTGACGTGTATCATCCCGGCGTCCGATACATACTCGGTTGGTATCTGGATATCTTTTGTTGTTACCGGCAAAGTCTTTTTATAGTCGCATCCATAATATACTTCTAACTTTGCCGACGTTCCGGGATTGTATATGCGAAAATAAATAGCATTTTCCACTGATGATATCACAGTCAGCTCCGGAACCAGCCCCTCCTCTGTATCTAATGTGATTACATTTTTCAACTTGTCATCACCTCAAATTTCATTTTTCAAAAATCTCAAAAATTGGCTTTCTGCGAAAGGAGTGTCCCCCTTCACAGTTGCCCCACAGTCTCTAATTTTCATCAAGAGGGGGGGCATATCGTTCAAACCATTCTTCAATAAATCGTGTCCAATCAGTCTTGTCTCTCGCGTCCTCCGACACTTCTAAGCGGCTGAGACACTCTTCCTTTGTGGCCTTTATGAGTATCTCTCGTGCCCCTAATTCTTTTGCAAGGCGCTCTCTTTCACCTTGCAGAGGATAGCCACCGATAACGTACGCATTCGACCACTTGCCCTGCCGGAATCGAACAGATTCGATTAGTGCTTTATGAATAGCAAACACAATCGCTTTTAGTCTTGGCGGCTTCTCATATCGCGAAAGCCCTGAGACACATTCCCAAATCGAATCAATATCGACTATCAAGTCTCCTTTGTTCATCGCCTTGTCAACATATGTCCTTTTACCTGCAAGCGGCGGACCGTACACAAGAAAAACCTGACGCTCCTTTGAGCCTAACTTCTCATGTATCCGATTATGGCAAACATGGTGTACAAGCTGAATATTCTCCGGATTCAATGACACCATGACATTGTTTATGTTCTCTTCTGTTAAATGTTCAATGTGATGTCCGATGCAATCATAGTCTTTTACAATTGGCTTGCCGCAGTACTCACATATCGTCCGACCGTTTTCGTCTAGCCTTTGCAATCGTATCAAGCGGACTGTCTTCCGCCATTCCTTCGACTGATAAAAGTTGGATAATGTTCTCACCAGTCATCCTCCTTTTTGAATTGTCCTTGCGCTTTCGCCAGTAATTCCGACGCTCTCAACCTGTCACGCATCCGCTGCGCTTTGTCATTCATGGTTGCTGTCCAAAAGGCTTGCGTCTCCTTGACGTCCGCAATGTGCACCTCCGGGTCATTCATTGCTTCGTTCAATAAATACTCCATGTAAGTTTGTACTGCCGGATGTGCCACTACTTTATAGGCATGGCCGCGAGCGTACTTTGGGGAATAGCCCGCCATAAGCACCGCCCTTTCGGCATTTCCCGCCGCTGCTCCTAAAAAATATTTTGCCACCATTTTATGTTGAGGCTTAACCTTTGGCTCTTCCATGCGTCTCACCTCATCCCTGTCTCTAAATCTTTTTCGTGTACTCCAGTTTTACCCAGCCTTTGGATGTCTTTCCCCATCCATTGGTTTCTTCTGTAATCTTAAGCGTAGAGCCATACGGATACGCCATCACTGTGCCGTACTTTGTACCCGGTCCTTTTCGACAATTCAGTCCGCTCTTCGCTGTTACTTTCACTGTTTTTCCCGAATCTTTTTTCTTCGTCGCCGTCTTTGTTTCTGTTTTATGCGCCGGCGCAACTGTGCTTTTTCCGGTAAGACCGGCAACAATCGCCTTCGCCATCTTTCCAGCATCAAACAGCTTCGCATCGTCCTTGTCGTCCACAAAGCAGCACTCCACCAAGAGAGCCGGTGCCTTAGTGTGATTCAGCACATAGAGGTCTTTTCTAACCTTTACGCCCCGGTTTTTGAAACCAAGCTTTGCAATTTCTTTACAGATACGAGTTGCTTTTTCCTTTGCTTTACTGTTTTCACTGGCGATATAAACTTCCACACCTGTGGTCTTTCCATTGCCTTTCTTATCGCCCGCTCCACAGTTGAGATGTATCGACACGTCCACATCCACGGTGTGTACATTACACTTTGCAACGATTTTCCTCAGGATGTCTCCCTGCGATGTTCCATCGTTCACTGTACAGTCGTATGTTGTGTGTCCTGCTGCCTTTAATGATTTGATTGCTGCATTCTTTACGTTCCGGGCTTCTGTCGACTCTTTCAAAAAGCCAGTCGCCCCACATGCTACTTTTCCATCCGGATTATGTCCGGCGTGCATATTAATTTTCATGTTCAAGCCTCCTATTCTCCTTTTCTGACATTTCCAAGTCCTCAATGCGATGCTCGTACACTTTCATTTTTTCTTCCACGACTGGCATACGCTCCGCAAAATTGTTATGCTTATCAACCTTTTTTTCCAACTGTTCGATCCGGTACGACATCAACCTCATACCACTAAAGGAGCCGATTACCGTTCCCGCTAAACTGAGGACACCAACAATCACTGACTCAAGCATCCGCATCGTCCTCCTGATAGTTTTTCTTGCTCAGCCCCAGCAGACCTGCAAGAGCTGTGTCTGCTGCCGTGATAGTTCCTACAATCTGCTCTACATATGGGATGTTCCATATCGTCCCCAGTGCAAATATAAACGTCCCCAGCGTAGGCAGTCCATACATCGCCCACCATTTAAGCCTGTCGTATGTACCATCTTTTAGTTTGAATTTTTTCAT